CAAGACCTTCAAATTTCTGTGCCTGACGAGAAATTAAATCTCCACGATATAGAGTTCCCCTATTTCCGTTCATCTTCTGGCTAAGGCTGAACCAAGTGCCCATCTTCAGCTTAACCTTATCAATCGGATATCCTTGCTGAACCTCCCAAACAGGAATGATATCTTCGCCGTACACCTTATTGACAGTAGTTGCTTCGACTCCGATCGGCAAGTTCTTAGTGAACAGTCGCTTCAGAAACTCTTCATATTCAGGATTTTTATGTAAATAATTTTGGATTGTTGCTATGGATGTATCAGAGCCGGTATTGTGACCAGCACCCATAATATAAAGGTATCCGCAGCTGAGATACTGAACGTCGATATCCGGCTTTGCAGTTACCTTCTTATTGATCTTTGCATCAGACAGACCAGTCACAATCGCCGGGTCAAGCAGGAATCGGAAGAATGCTATCAACTTGTCAGCCTCATCTCCAAAATCCTTACGTGCATCTAACAAAATGCGGGTCTTGTCCGTCTTCTTCTTTGCTTTCTGCAATTCCTTAACCATCGCATCAAGCTTACCTATGAGCTCTTTATCTGTCATAAAGCCTCCTTGCGTATCCTGTATTATATAGTTATAGCTAATAAAGAAAGGCTTGTCGTTACGAGCAAGCCATTTC